GGAGATGAGCATGCTGAGCCGCCGCCTGTTCCTGGGCTCCGGGGCCGCCGCATTGGCTGCAGCGGGGATGCCGCGCATCGCCTTGGCGCAGGCGAATACGGAGCGGCGCTTCGTGTTCATCATCCAGCGGGGGGCGGCGGACGGCCTCGGCATCGTCGCGCCGACGGGGGATCCGGTTTTTGCGGGCCTGCGCGGGCCGTTCGCCGAGGATTTCGCCAGTGGCGTGAAGCTTGGCGACTTCTTCACCCTGCACCCGAATCTGGTGGAGGCCGGGCGGCTGTACCAGGCGGGTGAGGCGCTATTCGCGCATGCCGTCGCCTCGCCTTATCGGGAGCGGTCCCATTTCGATGGGCAGAATGTGCTCGAGACCGGGGGCGATGCAGCCTACGTCATCCGGGACGGGTGGATGAACCGGCTGCTCGCCCTGCTGCCGCAGGGCGAGGCGAAGGCCATGGCGGTGTCGGCGACGGTGCCGATGGTCCTGCGGGGGCCCCATGAGGTCGCGTCCTACGCGCCCTCGGCCTTGCCGGACGCTTCGGACGATCTGCTGGCGCGGGTGACGGCGCTGTACGAGGGCGACGGGCAGCTGCACGGGCTGTGGAGCCAGGCTATGGCGACGCGGGAGCTGACCGGCGACCTGGCCGCCCGGGGCGGGCGCAACGCCGCGGCGATGGGGGAGCTGGCGGCGCGGCTGCTGAGCCCGCAGGGGGCGCGGATCGCGGTGGTGGAGACGGGCGGGTGGGACACGCACGCCAACCAGCGCGGGCGGCTGGGCGCGAACCTGCGCGGGCTCGATGCGATGGTGGCGGCGCTGAAGAGCGGGCTGGGGCCGGCCTGGGCAACCACCCTGGTGGTGGTGGCGACGGAGTTCGGGCGCACCGCGGCGCTCAACGGGACCGGCGGGACCGACCATGGCACCGGCGCGGCGGCGATGCTGTTCGGCGGCGCGGTGGCGGGCGGGCGGGTTCTGGCGGACTGGCCGGGGCTCGCGCCGCGGCAGCTGCACGAGGGGCGTGACCTCAAGCCGACCATGGGGCTGGACGCGCTGATCGCGAGCGCGGTGGCGGGGCATTTCGGGTTAGATTTCGCGCGGACGGCGGGGGCCTTGTTCCCGAACAGCCAAGGTCTGCGGCCGATTGCCGGGTTTGCGCGCGGCTGACGGCGCGGCTTTCATGCCGGCCGCGCGGAAGAGAAGGACGGGCACCTTCGGCTGCCCGCCTGCGGCGGCCGCGCAGGACATGCTTCGACAAGCTCAGGCTGAGCGGGTTTGATGGGGGGCGTTGATCCTACCCATGGGGGGTAATGAAAGTAACCCTTGCGGTTCTTTCTGCTTGACAGCGTCACGCTGGTTCGGTACAAGTTGAACAGGCTGAGGAAGTGTAGCTGATTCGCAGGGGCTGAGCCGGGGGGCTTGGCCCCTTCGCTTTTGGGCGAGCGGGCGGGCGGCGGGTTCACGGGAGAGGATGGACCGGTTGGTCACTCCGGCAGGGGCTGGAGGGGCGGCTTTGTTGTGCCTCGCGTGATTGGATGGAGGTGCTGGTGGCGGAGGGGGCGGAGACGGCCGGGCAGCCGGGCAAGGAGAAGAAGCGGGTGGATCTGCGCTATACGCAGACGCGGCGGCGCAAGTTCATCACGGAGCTGGCGACGAGCTACGATCCGGAAGCGGCGTGCGAGGAAGCGGGGCTGGACTGGCCGACCGTGTGCCGGCTGCGCGTGCTCCACCCCGAATTCGCGGCCGAGTGGGACGAGGTGATCGCCGCCGGGTACGACCGGCTGGAGCTGCTGCTGCTGCGCCAGGCCGGTGCGGGGCGTGAGGCAGCATCGGGCAAGAGCGAGCATGAGCTGGCCGCGGCGCTGCTGAAGCAGCGGCGGGCGCTGAAGATCGACAAGCAAATGGGTGTGCGGAGCGCCGGCGCGGCGGCCGCCGCCGGGCGGCGCCGGGGCGCGCGGTCGCAGGAGCAGATGCTGCGCGCGGTGAAGGAACAGCTGGAGCCGCTGCGGGCGATCGCGGCCGCTCGGGGGAGCAGTGCGGATGGTGAAGCGGGCGGACCTGGCGGCAACCGACCGGGACTTGGAGAAGCTGGACGAGACGCGGCTGGCGAACCTCCACCATTGGATGGCCTATAGGGCGCACGAGGGGCAGAAGCCGCCGGAGGGCGCGTGGCGGGTGTGGCTGATGCTGGCCGGGCGCGGCTTCGGCAAGACCCGGGCGGGCGCCGAATGGATCAGCGAGCTGGCGCGCGAGGATGGGTCGCGGCGGTTCGCGCTGGTCGGCGCGACGATCGACGAGGTCGCCAACGTGATGGTGCGCGGGAAAAGCGGCCTGATGGCGGTGGCCAAGCTCGACGAGGATGTGTTGTGGTACCCGTCGCGGCGGCTGGTGTCGTTCCCGTCCGGCGCGCAGGCCCATGTCTATTCGGCCGAGACGCCGGACAAATTGCGCGGGCCGGAACATCATTATGCCTGGTGCGACGAGCTGGCCAAGTGGGCCTATCCGGACGCGACCTGGGACAATCTGATGCTGGGGCTGCGGCTCGGGCGGGCGCCCCAGGTGGCGGTGACGACGACGCCGCGGCCGATCGCGCTGGTGAAGCGGCTGGCGGCGGACAAGGGGACGGTGCGGGTGACGGGGCGGACGTGGGACAATCCGCATCTCCCGGCGGCGTTCGTCAGCGATGTGATGGAGCGTTATGGGCGCTCGCGGCTGGGACGGCAGGAGCTCGAGGGCGAGATTGTCGAGGAGGTGGCGGGGGCGCTCTGGACGCGGGCGCTGGTGGAACGGTGTCGGGCGGCACCGGCGGCTGGCGCCGCCGGCCCCCCCACCATCCGCTGCGCGGATGGTCCCCCTCCCCGTTCCGGGGAGGAGCTGTTCGTGCGGATCGTGATTGGGGTGGATCCGCCGGTTTCGGCGGCGGGAGATGCCTGCGGGATCGTGGCGGTGGCATTGGGTGCCGATGGGATCGGCTATGTGCTGGGCGATCACAGCGTCGCCGGGCTGAGCCCCGAAGGGTGGGCGCGGCGCGTGGCAGCGGCGGCGGCCGCGCATGGCGCGGACCGGGTGGTCGCGGAGGCCAATCAGGGCGGGGCGATGGTGGAAAGCGTGCTGAAGGCCGCGGACTGCGCGCTGCCGGTGAAGCTCGTCCATGCGCGGCGCGGCAAGGCGGCGCGGGCGGAGCCGGTGGCGGCCTTGTTCGAAGCCGGGCGGGCGCGGTTCGCAGGTGCGTTCCCGGAGCTGGAGGACGAATTGTGCGGGCTGGCGGTGGGCGGCGCCTATGAGGGACCGGGTCGGTCGCCGGACCGGGCGGATGCGATGGTGTGGGCGTTCACCGAGCTGATGCTGGGACCGCGCCGCGAGCCGGCGGTGCGGGCGCTTTAGCTTCAGCGGTCGGGGACACGCGAAAGGCGCGGAGTGGTGAGCTCCGCGCCTTGCGTTTGGCTAGCCTCGCACGCCTTCAGGCGGCGCGGGGGCCGGGATTACGGGGAAACGGGGCCCGGATTGGGTGGAATGTCCTCCTCATCCTCCTCGTTGAGCTCCTCATAGAGGAAGTAGGCGAAGACGATGGTGAACACGACCACGATGCCGATCGGCAGGTAGCGCTGAAACGTCGATTCCTCGCCGTCCTCAGGACCGCGGCCTTGACCCTGGCCCCGCGGCGGATCCGACGGCGGCTGGAGCGCGGCGGTGGAGGCAGCGCCGACGGCGAAGGTCGGCGCGCTGTTGGCGGCGACCGCCGGGCCAGCGGCGAGCAACGCCACGCCCGCGGCTGCGGCAGAAAAGTTCTTGAGCAACATTGGGGAACCCCTTTGATCTTTTGGGCTGGCACAAGCCGGCCGCATATCGACCAATTGAAGGTTCGAGCGGGAAAAGCAAGCGGCTTTTTGCGGGTTCGGGCGCGTATTTCTACCTGATTCATGGCAAGAGCGGCGCTTGGGGCACAGGGGAGAGCGGGACGATGAAATGGTTCGGCCGCAAGGCCGCGCGGGGCGCAGATGCGACCGCGCGGCCCGCTTTGCTGCGCGCTGCGTGGGGTATGTCAGGGGCGGCGGGGGTGCCGCGCTCCTATGAGGCGCAGGTGCGCGAGGCCTATGTCGGCAATCCGGTGGCGCAGAGGTGCGTGCGGCTGGTGGCCGAAGCGGTGGGCTCGGTGACGCTGTACGAGGCGGGCGAAGGAGGGAAGGACGGCCCTTCGACAAGCTCAGGGAGAGCGCTGTCGTTGGTGGGTTCGGGCCTGCTGGAGGCGGCGGCGACGCATTTGCTGCTGCACGGAAACGCCTTCCTGGCGGTGGCGCAGGACGGGGCGGCGATGCCGGCGGGGCTGTTCGCGCTGCGGCCCGAGCGGGTGAAGGTGGAGACGGACGCCGCGGGATGGCCTGCGGCCTATGTCTACAAGGCCGGTGAGGCGCGGCGGCTTTATGCGGCGACGGATCCGCTCGGGCGGCCGGGCATGATCCACGTGCGGGGCGTGCATCCGCTCGACGATCATTATGGGCTCGGATGCCTGGACGCGGCGGCGGGCGCTGTGGCGGTGCACAATGCCGCCGCGCGGTGGAACCAGGCCCTGCTCGACAATGCGGCGCGGCCTTCGGGGGCGCTGGTCTACGACCCCGGTGACGGGGCGGTGCTGGCGCCGGCGCAGTATGAGCGGCTCAGGCAAGAGATGGAGGCGCAGTTCATGGGCGCCGGCAATGCCGGGCGGCCGATGCTGCTGGAGGGCGGCCTCAAATGGCAGGCGATGAGCCTGTCGCCGGCCGACATGGACTTCGTGGCGGTGAAGGCGGCGGCGGCGCGGGAGATCGCGCTCGCCTTCGGGGTGCCGCCGATGCTGGTCGGGCTGCCCGGGGACAATGCCTATGCCAATTACCGGGAGGCGGTGCGGTCGCTGTGGCGGCTGACGGTGCTGCCGATGGCGGGGAAAATCCTTGGGGCCATCGGCGAGGGGCTCGGAGCGTGGTGGCCGGGGCTCAGGCTCGAGGTGGATGTCGACCAGGTGAGCGCGCTGCACGCGGATCGGGCAGAATTGTGGGCGCAGGTGAGCGGGGCGAGCTTCCTTACGGACGGTGAGAAGCGGGAGATGCTGGGGTTTGAGCGGGTGGCGGACAGGCCCTCGCCTGGTCAGCCTGCGGCTGACCTGTCCTCTCCCGCAAGCGGGAGAGGATGATCTCATGAGTGAGAAGGCGATGGTGGCGCAGCTGATGCGTCAGGCCGAGCAGGAGGGGGCGGCGTTGGTGACGCTGCGCGCGCTGGTCGAGGAGGCGAGCGAGGTGGGGGCGGAGCGGGCGCTGCGGCTGCTGGGGCTCTCGGACGCGAACGCGCGGCGCGACATGGACGAGCTGCGCGAGGTGCTGCAGGCGTGGCGGGACGCCAAGAAGAGCGCGTGGAGCGCGGTGGTGACCTGGGTGGTGCGGATCGGCCTGGCGCTGCTGGTGGCGGGGATGGCGGTGAAGATGGGCTTTCTCGACAGGCTGGCGGCCTGAACGCGCCTTGCAGGGGCCTCTCGCGGGCGCCCCTCGACTGCGCTCGGGACGAGCGGAAGCTTGGGAGGTTTGCCTATGAGGTTCGCGGGTTATGCGGCGGTGTTCGACCGCGTGGACCGCGGCGGGGACGTGGTGCGGCGGGGGGCGTTCCGGCGCCTGCCGGCGGCGGTGCCGGTGCTCTGGGAGCATAAGGGGGCGGCGATCGGGCGCGTGGAATATCTGCGCGAGGATGCGCGGGGGCTGCGGGTGATCGGCCGGATCAGCGATCCCCGGGCGGCGGCGCTGGTGCGGGACGCGGCGGTGAAGGGGTTGAGCTTTGGGTATCGAATTCTGTCGATGGCGCGTCGAGACGGCGCGCGGCGATTCGCTCGAGATGAGCGGATGGAGGGCGCGGCGGTCAGGGAGCTGACGGAGCTGGAGCTGGTGGAGGTGAGCCTGGTGAGCTTCCCGATGCAGCCGCTGGCGACGGTACATGCGGTGGAGGCCAGCACATGATGCATATTGCATTGTGCATCTGATGCACTATCTCACGATTATTCCACGCCTGCGGTACATCCGCAGGTCCCCACGGGTTTCGGCCCGTGGGTTTTTTATTGGCTGGCGGCCGCGCGCTGGTTATCGCTCCCGCGGATGAAGAAGCGGGCAGCATTCTACGTTGACGGCTTCAACCTCTACCATTCGATCAGCAACCTTGGGCAGCCGCGACTGAAGTGGCTCTGGCTGTGGTCGCTCGCCACCATGTTGATTCCGAGCCGGGACGAGGAAGTCAGTTCGGTCGTGTACTTCTCCGCGCTCGCGGCCCGTCGGGGCGCGGCATCTGTAGGCAGGCACCGGACCTACATCTCGGCCTTGAAGGCAGAAGGTGTCGAGGTCGTGCTGGGCCGCTTCAAGGACCAGCCGCGACGATGCTTTCGATGCGGCAATCAGTGGATGCACCCGGAGGAGAAGGAGACGGACGTCAACATTGCCGTGCGCCTGGTCGCGGATGCTTATGAAGATCGCTACGATGTCTGCTAGCTCATTTCCGCCGATACGGACTTGGTTCCGCCGCTGTCGCTGATCAAGCAACGATGTAGCGGCAAGGAGATCGTCGCAGTCTCACCTCCGGCACGACCGCACGGTCAGCATATTCGCAGCATTGCCCATCGGGCTCTGAAGCTTAACGTCGGTCAGATCGCGCGCTGCAGGTTGCCGGACCAGATCAGCAGCGGGGGCAGAACCATCATGTGCCCACCGCATTACATGTAGAGCTTTTGAGATCGCCGCTTTCGCGGGGATGACGGTGTTGGTGGGGCGCTTCGGCGCCCCTTTTTCCTTTTTGGAGCGGGAGAAGATGGATGACTGAGATGGTTGCGGGTGATGGGCTGGAGGCTTCGTTCGAGGCGATCGAGCGGGGGCATGTCGAGGCGGAAGGGCTCAGGGCCGAGGTGGCGCAACTGCGGGCGCGGTTGGCGGTAACGGAGCGGCCGTTGTTGAGCGGGGCCAAGTCGGAAAGTTCGCCGTTCGTGGAGCGGTATCTGCGGCGCGGGCTTGAGCATGGAGTCGAATTGAAGGCGATGTCGGGGGTGTCCGATCCGGCCGGCGGCTATGCGGTGCCGGAGGAGATCGACGCGGCGATCGAGCGGACCTTGTCCGCGATCTCGCCGATCCGGGCGATCGCCACGGTCGTCAAGGTGGGCTCGGCCGGCTATCGCAAGCTGGTGACCTCGGGCGGCACGCCGTCGGGCTGGGCGAGCGAAACGGGCGCGCGGGCCGAGACCGATACGCCGACCTTCCATGAAGTCGCGCCGCCTTCGGGCGAGCTGTACGCCAATCCGGCGGCGAGCCAGGCGATGCTGGACGATGCGGCGTTCGACGTCGAGGCGTGGCTCGCCGAGGAAATTGCGCGGGAATTTGCGCGGGCCGAGGGCGCCGCGTTCGTGGCGGGCAACGGGGTCAACAAGCCCAGGGGCTTCCTCAGCGCGCTGTCCACCGACGAGGCGGACGGGGTGCGCGCGTTCGGGACGCTGCAATTCCTGAAGACGGGTGTCGCTGGCGGGTTTCCGGCGACCAATCCCCAGGACACATTGATCGACCTCGTCCAGGCGCTGCGCTCGCCCTATCGGCAGGGCGCGGTGTTCGTGATGAATTCGGCGACGGCGGCGCGGATCAGGAAGTTCAAGACCAGCGACGGCGCGTTCCTGTGGCAGCCGGGGCTGGTGGCGAACCAGCCTGACACGTTGCTGGGCTATCCGGTGGTCGAGGCCGAGGACATGCCGGACGTGGCCGCGGACTCGCTGTCGATCGCGTTCGGGAACTTCAAGGCGGGCTATCTGATCGCGGAGCGGACCGAGACGCAGATCCTGCGCGACCCGTTCACCAACAAGCCATTCGTGCACTTCTACGCGACGCGGCGCGTGGGCGGCGAGGTGATGAATTCGGAGGCGATCAAGGTCCTGAAGTTCAGCGCATAAGGGAAGAGAGGTTCACGCGAAGGCACGAAGGCGCGAAGGCGTTGAGGCAGGCCATCGCTCTGTTTCTTCTTAGCGGCTTCGCGCCTTCGCGTGAACCAATTTCCCGCGCCTGCGGCGCGCTTCTGCTGCGCTGCCGGACGGCAGCGCGTCCCCTCACCAAGCTGCGCTGGCCGCTGACGCGGCAAGCTTCGCTATCCTCTCCCCCAAGGGGGGAGGAGGAGGTTGCTCATGGCCTTGTTCTTTGCCGATTTGGTTCGGGAATATTCCACCTCCACGGGAGCGGGCGACTTTGTGCTGGCGGGCGCGGTGGCGGGGCACCGCGGCTTTGCGGGAACGGTGCCGGCCGGGGCGCGATTCCACTACGCGATTGCAGGCGTCACCCGTCCGGAGGAGTGGGAGACGGGCGAGGGCGAGCTGGGGAGCGGCGGGACGCTGGTGCGCGCGCCCCTCTCCTCGTCGGCGGGCGGGGCGCTGGTCGGCTTTTCGGCGGGGCTGAAGACGGTGTCGCTGACGGTGACCGCGGCGTGGTTTTCCGCACGGGAGGACGTGGCGGCGCATCACCACGATGCGGCTTATCAGGCCAGGGACGCCGAGCTCGATGCGCTGGCGGGGCTGACCGGCGCGGCCGACCAGGTGGCTTATTTCACGGGGCCGGGCGCGGCGGCGCTGACGCCGCTCACCGCCTTCGGGCGCGCGCTCGTCGACGATACGGACGCGGCGGCGGCGCGGGCGACATTGGGCCTGGGCGACGCGGCGGTGAAGGCGGTGGGCACGGCGGGCGACGCGGTGCCGCTGCTGAGCGGCGGGGCGGCGAGCTGGGCGGCGGGGGCGAGCTTCGGCGGACCGGTGTCGATCGCTGGCGCGGCTTATGCCACCAACATCGTCCGTTCGACCGGCATCACCCCTCCGATCGGCGGGGGTCCCGGCGCGGAGATGTTCACCTACATCGGCGCGGCTTATTTCGGCGGCTACGACCGGGACGCCGCGGCGTGGATACCGGCGGTGGTCCAGGGGGCGACCATCTCGATCAACCCCGAGGGAAACACGGTCGCCAGGTTCGGGCCCGCCGCGGTGACGGTCACGGGGATGGTGACGGCGACCGGCGCGGCTGGCGGCTATCAGGTGGACGGCCGCGACGGGACGACGCCGTGGGTCATCTACAACAATGCCGGCGCGATGCGGCTGGGCCAGGCCGGCGCCGACAAGCTGACGCTCGACGCGGGCGGCAATCTGGGCGCTGCCGGCGAGGTGCGGTGCGGATCGCTGCGGATCGACGCGGCCCCGGCGGCGGCGGCGGGCGGCGCGACCCACAAGCTGCCGGTGAGCCTCAACGGCACGACTTATTATCTGCTGCTGAGCAGCAGCTGAAGCGCGGGCGGGGGGCGGGCCGATGATTGCAGGAGGAGCGATCGGCGGCGCGGCGATCGCGGCGGCGGGGCCGCTGCCGCGCGCGCCGGCCGGGCAGTTGCGCCCGCGCCCCGGCGGCGGAGCGGCAGCGCCCGAGCGGGAAGCCGCCACGCGGATTGCGGGCGAGACCAGGGCGGCGGCGGCTCCGCGGCCCTAAGCGCATCAACTTCGAAGAAAGGGCGGGGCGGTGGAGCTTTACCTCAAGGATCCCGAGGCGGTGGTTGGTTATTCGATCGACTGGGGGTTTGCCTATCTCGGGCCGCTGGCGATCGCGGCGAGCCAGTGGGAGATCAGCCCGGCCGAGGCGGGCGGGCTGATCCCGGCGGCGCAGGCGCATGACCTCCGATCGACGTCGGTGTCGGTGAGCGGCGGCGTGATCGGCCATGTCTACCGGCTGGCGAACAAGGTGACGCTGAGCGACGGCAGCAGCGAAGTGCGATCGATCTGCCTCAGGGTGGAGGAACGGTGATGGCGAGCTTGGCGATCGAGACCGGGCCGGCCGCCGTGGCGGTGCAGGAGGTGAAGGCGTTCCTGCGGATCGAGCATGGCGCGGAGGATGCGCTGATCGCCGGCCTGGTGCGGACGGCGGAGGCGGCGTGCGAGGCCTTTACGGGCCTGGTGCTGATCGAACGGTCGGCGGCGGAGACGCTGGCGCCGACGCGCGAATGGAAGCGGTTGGGCGCAGCGCCCGTGCGGGCGATTGCGGGCGTGTTCGCGGTTACGGCGGATGGGAGCGAGACCGCGCTTGCGGGCGATGCCTACGCCGTCGACATCGACGCGGCGGGGGACGGCTGGGTGCGGGTGCTGGATGCCGGTGGGGCCAAGCGCGTGCTTGTGCGGTTCACGGTCGGGCTCGCGGCCGATTGGAACCGCGTGCCGGAGCCGTTGCGGCACGGCATCGTCCGGCTGGCGGCGCACCTTTATGGTTCGCGCGGCGCGGACGAGGGGCCGCCCGCGGCGGTGGCGGCCTTGTGGCGCCCGTGGCGGCGGGTGCGGATGGCCTGATGTTCGAGCGGTTGCGGGAGCGGGGGGAGCGGCAGGCGGGGCGGCGGGCGGCGGCGCGGCGGGAGGAGCTGGCGGCGCGGCTGCAGGCGGGGGCGCCGCGCGGTGTCGAGATCGGCGTCGAGGGCGAGGACGTGGTGCTGAGCGGGCGCGGGCTTGGGCGGCGGCTGCTGATCGACCCCGCGCTCAGGTGGCTGGTGGCGGAGAGCAGGAATGGACGATGAAGGAGCGGCGGGCGCGCTGGCGGCGGCGCTCGGCGAGGCGCTGCGCCGGGTGCCGGGGCTGAGCGGAACATTCGACGGAGCGCCGATCGCGGCCGGCGATGCGCATGCGGTGATCGACATGGGCCCGGAGACGGACTGGGGGCACAAGAGCGGTGCCGGCGCGGAGCTGCGGTTCGCATTGCTGGTCCGCTGCGGGGGCGAGGCGCCGGGGCGCGTGCGGGCGCTCGTCGCCCATGAGCGGGAGCGGGTGGCGGGGATCGGGCCGGAACTTCAGGGCTGGCGGCTGGTGAGCCTGACGATGATGCGGGCGCGCACGATTCGGGAAGCCGGGCCGCGATGGACTGGCGTGGTGGAATATCGTGCACGGATGCTGGCGGCGGGGTGATGTTCGCGGGGCCGGAGCCCCTCGTCTCTCCCGCAAAGGCAGGGATCCCGCTGTGGGCGGGTCGGAGAAGAGGAAAAGCGGGGTTCCCGCTTTCGCGGGAATGACACGGAGTTCGTGAGGCCGCGGCTCAGGCCGGGCTGGTGCGCATCTCGAAGGTCTGCTTGATGTTGCCGCGGGCGTCTTCGAGCTCGTCTTTGATGATCTGGTCTACCTCACCGGCGGGCGTTTTGTAGCTCTTCTCGCGCGACCGGATGGCGGCGCGGAAAGCGCTTTCCTGCTCCGAGCATTGCTTGGGGAGGGCCGACTCGAAGTCGGTCAGGCTGGCCTTTTCGGTGACGCTCTTCTCCATGAAGGTGCGCAGGCAGCTGGTATAGGCATCGCGCGGCGCGCGGGTGGGATCGGATTGGAGCGCCAGCAAGGTCGCGGCGCCAACTATCGATGAAATCAGCATTTTCGTTCCCCCGAACGACTCTAACGAGACCAAGGAGAATAGCAAATGAGCGCGCAAAAAGGAAGCGCATTCCTGTTGAAGATCGGGGATGGGGCGGTCGCGCCTGCCTATCAGACGGTGGCGGGACTGCGCACGACGCAGCTGAGCGTCAACGGCGAGGCGGTGAACGTGACGTCGAAGG